AAAATATATTCTCCATAACTCATTCCCATCCTTTTTTCCAAAATAATATCCAAAAATCATACTATATTTGGAGGATGAAGTAAAATACACACCATTTAGAAATATTGACTTACAAGAATAAACATTAAACTTATCTAAAGTTTCTTTTGAAATCCCAAAAGAGTTCCACCATTTAATCTCATAATCTTGAAAGTCTTGTTTCTCAATCTGAATTGTTGTTTCCTGTTTTTCTTGAATAGTAACATTAGACTCTTTAATAGTTACTGGAGGTCTTGTATCATCTTTTTGTATATAACCAAAATCTTCTGCTACTATTTGTAGAGCTTTTGCAAATGAACAATTATATTTAAACATTACTACACTAAGAAAATTCCCATGAAACCCAATTCCGAAATCGTGAAAAATAAGTTCACCATTTTTATTTCTATAAAAATTAGCAGTAGGTCTTCGATCCTTTCTTAAAGGACTTACTATGAGTCCCCTTTTAACGGGGACTCCTAAGTAAGTCTGCATATAAGTTTCTTCTGAATTTTTTGAAAGTAGAAAAGCTTTAGTAATTCGCTGTTCTAATTTTGGAAATTTCATTAGAAATCGTAATCAATAGATTTTGTTTTATTAGGTGTTTCGGTCATTTCTGTAGGCTTTGCCTCAACCATCTTTTTAATTCTATCCAATTCTGAGGATTTAAAGTAAACATTATTTCCAATGAATGGAGTCTTAAGATAGAGAGCACCAGCTTTTGTATAACCAGCAAAGAATCCTGGGAACTGTGGAAATATAGAAGTAGTTCCATCTGGGTTCTTAGCCTCACGACCCATAAGTTTAATCTTGGTCTTTGTTCCAATACCAGGATTTGTAAGTTCTACAATTTGTTTTCTAATATCATTCCATGAACCACTAAGTTGGGATACTTTTGGAGCATTTTCTGGATATACTGCATCCAACAAATGTTTAATTTTAATTGCCAAAGCCTTTACATTTGATGGTGTCTTTCCATACATACCATCTTGATCAATATCCTCTCCAGGATCAAATACTGCATCAGTAAATGAGCCGGTATCATTTGAAAACTTGATATCCAATACTTCAAATTTACCTTTAGCAGACTCAATTGTTCTAAGTGCACAACCATCAAATGTTACTTCGTGGATTTTATTAGGTTCCAAACTACCATTACCTGTTGTCTTAACGTTTTCTACAAAACCAAAATTCATAATTTATAAGAATTAAAATTGATATTAAAATTTTTATCTTCAATAATTTCTTTATTTATATGATTAATAGATGCTTTTACTTCTGTAAAAACCTTTTGTCTTGGATCATGTCCAACTAAATATACTAAATTATTTTCATATAAATAGGAGAATTTAGTCCCATAAAGAGACAATGTATCATTAGCTTTACCTCTTAAAGAGATAGAATTATTTTTATTAAGTTTGTTTCCTCCAATACTTTTAACTAGTATTGGCATAAGTTCTCCGTCACGCTCAACATATTCAATTTCTAGTCGATCTCCAGGAGAAGCATTAATTAGAGATAAAACTGAGGGACAAAGTGTTAACTTGTTGTCCCCCAGTATAATAAGTGAATCATTCATGCAAACTTGGATAAATATTTTCCCAATGAGTAACTATCTCAAAATTACCATTATCTAATTGCTTTCTTTCAGCAAGTAAAATGGTTTTTCCTGCCAAGTGTGGCATTCGAGCACCAGTTAAAACTGAGTTCATATCTCCAAAGTTAGCCATTAGATTTCCATTTTCAGTATCTCTATAAACATAACATATTGCATCAGAATTTGCTGTTAAGATATTACTAAGTTTTCCACCTAGGTCTAAAGTCTTGACATTCAAATCAGTAGATCCTTCAGTCAAGGACTTATCTTTAACGTGACCTGTTAATATAAGATTAACTCCTATACCCTCAAACCAACCAAGAATTTCTTTAACAGCATTTCTATGAGCTACATATCCTTGTCCATAAGGCAATTTAAATAACTCTTCAGAATCTGCAACTCCAGCATTATGACATGCCAGTTTAATTGCCAATTCTTCCAATGCAGTAATTGTGTCGATTGTAACAAATTTAAAATTATGTTCTTCTGTTTTTAATGCTTCTGCTACTTGAGCAAGGTCTTGAATTTTGTTAATTTTAACTACATATCCCTCTATATAATCAGTTCCATCTTCTAGATCAAGAATTAAATTATTTGGAAGTTTTGATAATGATGAGGTCTTCCCGACTTTCGGCAAACCAAATATAATCAGGTTTTTAGGATCATCATTCTTTTTTGTAGTTTTAATTGTAGGTAAAATGCTCATAAACTTATTGTAATTTAGTGTATAAAGAATAATCTGAAATTTCTTCTGGTTTTGGAAGAGTCTTCCATAAACCAACGCTACCAAAGAAATTACATCCAATGGCGCGATCAGCTAAACCATATCGGTGTTTAAGTATCTTTAAAATTCTAACATTGTCTAACAACTTTCGTATATTATATCCTTCGCAAGTGCTTTGATGTTCTCTGAATGGGTGCCATATTCCCACTACTACCTCAGCGCTCTGCGCCGGGCCTGAGCTATCTCCAAGATCGTCTAATTGTAGATTTGCAAGGGTGGCCATACCATCCAATTGCTTTCTACCAACACTTTTGAAGTTACGATTTAATTGTTGAACAATGTTCACAGTAAAATTACACTTATTTCTGAAGGTAATCAAGTAGTTTGATGCATCATCAATTTCTTGTTTAACTCCATTTCCAGTGTCTGTTTTTAACAATTTTATATGATCTACATTAACTATTAGATATTGTTGTGGGTTATTTGGTATATAAGTTTCCTTAATATATCCACCAGCAACTTCTTCTTCTTCAAAGGTACCAAATCGTTTTGCCCATTCCTTGCAAATACCATACATATGTTTTGCAGTTACTGGCTTATCTATTATATCACAACAAGCTTCTAACTTAGTTAGCCAATCTCTAGAATTTTCTATATACTGATAATTGCTATCAGATAGTGGTTCTCTTAGAGAAAGAATTTGTTCATAGGATAATTCTACATTGAATCTTTCCCATATATAAATAGATAATAATTTAGTTAATAGAACTTCAGCAGATAATTCAAATGAAAATAGAAGAAAATGTAATTCTATAGAATTGCTTAATAGGGATTGCATAAATGGTTGATAAACTGTAGAATAAAGTACTAGAGATGATTTTCCTGAACCAGAATCTCCAGCCCATACCGTCATCCAACCTCTATTAATTCCATATGTAATAGAGTCTAGTTTGTCCAAACCAGTCGACAATCCAATATTTTTCCCTTCTTTTCCATTATTTATAGTGTGATATAGACTTTCTACGATCATATAAGAATAGTTGTATTAAAAGTTCCCATATCATTATCTCTGAGTTCTTTTAAATCTAACCATTTCATTGATGCTATAAAGTCACATATTCCACTATGAATCAAATTGTTTTCCTTCCCAAAGGAAAGAAGTTCCATAACTTCCTGGTGTTTTTCAGGAGAAAAATTAATCATTTTACCATAGTTAAATGATAAATCATCAATACTTTTATATAGCTTAGTTATATTCCGTAAATTAAAAGTTCTTCCGTCAATTACAGTTGCTGTTGGGTAATTCATAAATAATTCCATACCCAATTCAGAACTATGTTGAAGGAAAGATTTTATTATAAGTTTATTTAGCTCTACATCTTTAGCATTAAACTTTGTACCTTCTGGAGGAACTTTATAACTTTTGTTTATAATTCCCTTCTCTTGTAGTGCTAATAAATTGTCTCTTAGAGACTTAGTTAAATTGTTTTGAGAGAAAAAATTGATTAGATATTCAGGATGCTCATCTTGAGCATAAAAAATTAGTTTCAGTACAAATAATTCATCAGCTGTTAACTGATATTTAATCATAAAATCAATCTCTCTCTCGATGCTTAATTCTGCATACTTCATAGGTAAGTGAAATTTCAATAGTTGATTATATGTTTTCACCACCAACTACTTACCTATAAAAAATTAAACATAAAATCTAAAATCTGAAAAGTTGTTCCTGTTCTTGAATTACTTCTTTTTTGTTTAACAATTCTTTTCCATCTAAAATATCATCAAGTTCGTCCTCTGTAATTTCTACATAATATAGATCTTCAGAAGATTTCTTGAACCACTTGTCTTCTTGGGTATGATTTAATACCAAAGTGAAGACTTCTGCTTCCTTATTATGAGCAAATCTAATAGTTCTGCCAATTCTTTGGCGCTTAGCAATTTGTGATGAAGTAAAACCAGTAATAATTGCTAAATTAAGTCCATCAACATCTAGACCTTCATCAGCAATTTTAGAAGTATGAATTACTCCACAAGGTTGTTTTTCAAATTCTTCTATAATTTTCTGATTTTCCTTTTTTGACTGCTGAGAATGTAAAATATATCCAGATCCATATTCTTTACATCTATTAATGCTGCCATTAAAAGTAATTGCTTTTTTATCAGGTCGTTTGCTTAGAATTTTCTTTGCAATCTCCAATTTTTTAGGATGATTTAAAATAAAATTTTTCCTAAACTGCATTGCCTTATTACAAGTAAAAGCACAGGCTGATACTTCTTTTACAGTATAGCCATGTGCTTTTGCATATTTATTTCTAAATACGGGATTTGTAACGCAATTCATAAAATCATCCCAAGCAAAATTAAAGAATGCAAAGTTATTCATAAAAGTTCTATTGGCATTATCATATTCAGTTAGATCTACATCTAATAGAACTTTATATTCTACATATTTACTAACCCAACCATTTTGTTTTGCTTCTTCTAATGATATTGTATCACATACTGGAGCATATCTATTTAATACTTCCTTCTCTTTCCCATCCAATCTTTCATAAGTAGCAGTTAAGCCTAAAATCATAGACGGAGAACAGTTATTAAATATCTTTCTAAGTATTTCAGAGTTAACGTGATGACACTCATCTATAACTAAGAAATCACAGTGAAATGATTTCTTTGCA